GTTATGCCAGTATTCATTTTTGATGTTTTTCGGGTCTGTTTTATCACCTAAAGGATTATGATATGCTTTGCCTAACTTTATATTCAACTCCGAAAGAATTTCTGGAGGACAAGCCTCATTGTCTTTGTAAGTAAGCAAAAGAAACTCTGAATCCGCTTCAGTCAATATCTCATCGTGAACCCAAAATTGGCGGTCTGGATTGTAATCTATCCAAATGGTGTTGCTCCTTGTAATTAACGCATCTGCAATATCGTAATCAATGTGGTTTGCTTCGTTTAAGAATAACACATCCCTCTTCCCTGCTGCTTTTGCTTTACCGACTGAATCGAATGCAGTAAACTGAACTATTGCACCATTTGAAAACTTATATTCCATCGGGTTACTTCGCCAATGGTCTTCAATCCAACGATTAGTATCAAACATAGTGTCTTGGAATATCTTTACCGCTCCATTCCTTACTGCTGGTATTGATTCAGCGACTACTGTGATGAGGTGTCTTGGATGTTTAGTAGCGTAATCAATTGCTGCAACTGGGATTATGCCATAGGTCTTGCCCGCACTTGTACCACCTTGTATGACACGCTTTCTGGCTTTCATAGCCAATAGTTTATTTATCGCAGTTGTCCTTTGAAACATCTTTAATTGAACAATGGTTGCTCACCTACCACCTTAACTTCACTTTTAGCAGGTGCATAATCACCACCCATCTTGTTTAGTTCGGCAGTAATTTCACGCTGAACTTTCATAAGATTAGCACGTTCAATGGCAGTCAAATTCCTTATAACATCAACTGAAATCATTGCTTTGTTATCAAAAATAGTATCTGGTGTAGTACCCTTTAATAATATCTCATCAAGTTCATTGATTTTATTTTGCAATTGTAGTTGTCTTTCCTCTTTCGATTTTAAGCCACTTTTAAAGAGGTTTAAATCATTTTGGAGTATAGCATCCTCTTTTAGTTTTTCTTTCGCCTCGTGCAATGTTTCCCACTTTAATTTAGCAATTTTCCATTGATTCCAAAATGTTCTTTCTGTTTTCTGAAATTTAATGCAAAATTCTGAAACAATATGTTTAGGGTCAACTATTCCATTGTTTAACTTATCAACGATAAAGGTGATATAGGTCGGTTTTGCTGATGATATCATAGCACAAAGATAAGTATTATTTTAATAACATAAGAATAAGGCTTTGAAACTCTGGTAGTGAACGAATGATGTGATATTGAAAACCATTGCTTGTAATCAACCATTGCCAATCTTTTTGCCCTGCTGATTGCACACCATCAGATGTCTTAAATTCAATCATAAACGCTTTAGCATCATAGTAAAGCACCATATCACTTCTGCCAGCTATTAGACCTTTAGCCTTGTTTCTTGCACCATCTATTCGATTTTTTGAATTGTTTAAGTTGTAGCATAGCAGCCCACGATGTTGTGGGTAGGTGTTGTGAAACCAAACGTAGCAATCACTTTGTATTTTATCCTCCGACTCTTTTATCATTTAGTAATTTTGTTATTAGTTCTTGATGCCATTTATTATTATTTACTTTAAATTTAGTACACCATTTATTTAATTCTGTCCCTGCCAATTGAAGAGAATATTCTGGTGTTACTATGTTGCTATACTTTTGCTCGTACGCAATGATGTGTTCAGCTATTTTGTGCAAAACTGCATAAGGCTTCCATTGCCTCTCATCTGCCAAATCAAACAATCTTTGTGTCGGAATGTTGATAGGTCTTTCTTTGGTTAACTTTACCAATTCTTTCACTTTTTCTTGTGCTACTTGGTTTGCTCTCTCCTCTTCAAAATCGTGACCACAATTTTCGCACACTACTTTTCTTGTATGCTGAAGATGGTTACAACTTGGACACTCCTTAACTGGTGACATTCCAACACTTGTCTTTTCTTTTTTAGTGCCATTTCTGAAATAAGTTTCCCAATCAAAATAGTCATCATAATATCCGTGCCTTACTGTGTTTTTGCCCAAATCAATAACAGTAAATTTGCTCTTATTTTCGCTGGGTCTGCTCCCCCTACCTATCATTTGCAGATATAAACTTAACGATTTTGTTGCCCTATTCAAAATTATAGTTTCAATGGTTGGCTCATCAAATCCAGCAGTCAACACACCAACATTACAAATTATGGCATCGTTTTGTTGCTTAAACTTTTGCAATATTTCAGCACGTTCTTTTTTTTCAGTATCACCAGTAATGCTATAAACATTTAAGCCTTCATTTCTAAACGCATTATAAACTGCTTCGTTATGGTTTAAGTTTACGTTAAACACCATTGTTTTTTTGCCTGCTGATAATTTCCAGTAGCTTTCAATTACATTGTGAACCATCTTTTCGCTTGAATAAAATTCTTCCATTTGTTTCTCATCAAATTCACCGCCTTTTATTTTGAATTTTTGCGCCCCTACCAAATCAGATGCAAAACCAAATGCATCACAATTAACCAAGTGACCATCTGCTATAAGATTGCTAATTGATACTGGTTGAATAAGTTCAGCATAATAATCGGCTAATGGGTATTCGTTAATCGGTGTTGCAGTTACTCCAAGCACTTTGCATTCTTGGTCTTGAAAGAATGGCATTTTCTTGAAATTACCGATGTGGCACTCATCAATTATAGTAAGACCAAATTTAGGTAACTTGTTGATGCGCCTTGCAACTGTTTCCACCATTCCGACATAATAGTTATAATCAGATGGTATGGCTTTTACCCCTGCTTCAATCAAGAAACACTTTTCACCCAAACTATTTTTGGCTTGTTGCAATAGTTCATTACGATGCACCAATATCAGCACACGATTAATATTTTCAGCATAATACCTTTTGGCATATTCGCAAAAAGTAAAAGTTTTGCCAGAGCCAGTTGGCATTTGTAACGCAATGTTCTTGTTTGCGCTACTTTCGATTGTCATTATTGCTTTGTTTTGGTATTCTCTTAACATAATTTTATTGTTACAGATGTTACACTTTGTTTACACTTTTTTTTCAATCTGTAACCTACTGCTGCAAGGATGTTACAGATGTTACAGATTATTATCATTATTATACTTACTATACTATACACACACACACACACACACGCACACATTATTTTATACAACCTAATTGAAATATGCATTTTATCTGTAATCTGTAACATTTAGTATATATTTTCTTGATTATCAATTGAATATGTTGTTACACATCCTTTGATTTTTATCTCATAAGCACGAATGGTCTTTGAACCATTCCTAAAAATGGTCTGTTCATACCCACATTTTTTCAATGCTTGTCCCATTCTTTTGGTATTTGTTTTAAAAGTTGGATGTATTTTTTGCAATTCCAGAATCACATCGGTGTTTGTCATTTTGCTTGTTGGGTCATTTTGGATGTGTCTATTAATTAATTCCACTTCACTCATTACCTCAATGTTTTTTTCGTTGGCTTTGTTTAAGTATTCGATTTGCGTTTTATCCAAAAACCATCCTTCTTTATTAGCTTTCCATTCGTTATAAAGTTCGATAAATAGTTTATCCTTGTCAATCTTCATATACGCATCAAAATCAAAGCTAATCAAGTTTATAGGAATAATGCGCCTATTACCAGTTGGGTCATTAATTACTTCAGCATCATTCGATGTGCCTCCTAAAACTGCCAATCGTAGCAGGTCTTCTGAAACTCTTCCGTATGGCATACGAATGGAGAATGTTTGCTGGCTGCTCATACGTTTTAATTTTGTGGCATCTTTTTTTGACTTACCTCCAAACTCATCATCCACAATAAGCCACTTTTTAGTCATTAGAATTTCTGAATCTTTGCCCTCATCAAGATTTGATTCAGCATAAAATTTGCGTAATTTTTTTGGCAAAAGGTTTCTAAAAAATTCAGTTTTTTTAATTCCTTGCTCACCAGCTATGACTAAAATCATTAGAGAATAAGTTCCAAATGCTGAACCAATCAAACCTAACAACCACTTTTTTAAATAAATATCAAGATATATATCAAAAATAAAAGTTCCATCATTCTCATAAATTAATTGTTCAACATTAAAGCAGTTCTTTAGCTTGTCAAATTCATTATCAGTTTGCAGGTGTGCATTTTCCTCAAACCAATCTTTTATCGGATTATAAGATGTGCTATTGTCTTTATTTTGAATCAATGTAAATACCTTGTCCTTTGAAATTCCATCATCAATTTTTTGCCAAACTTTAGTATAAAAATTAGCCAATATTCTGTCGGTCATTTCCTCTCCATTAAACTCAAAGTTTCGTGTAATTTCATTAAATTTTACATTATTTAATTTTATTAGTTCAATGATGTTATCTATCTCATTTTTTTCCTTTGTGTTTTCTGATTTCGGAATAAATGCTTCAGCATCTGCCAATGGAATGTTTAGCATTTTTAATGCTTCTTGCGGATTATCAGATAGTTTAACAATACTTTTTATTTTCTCTGTGCGCTCCGATGTTGTGCTTATGCCTGCTTGGCGAAAAATATAGTAAACGGATGCAATGCTAACTCCAGTTCCACTCCTTTGCAAAGCTACGTTGTAATCACGTTCTGCTTGTCGGTGTGAATACTTTGGTGATGATTGGCATAATGAATGAAAGTAGTTGCGACCACTTTCGCTAAATTCTTGGGTCAAAGCAAAAGCCAAACGAATATAGTCTTCATAATTATCAAACAAATTCATTGGTGCTGCCTTTACCACCATTTCATCAAAATCAGTTTTAATAACTACTGGCTTTGGCTTTGGTTTGTCTTTTTTCTTTAAGTAGGTCTTAAATGTTTTCGATTTTTTGTTTATGTAGATGTCTGGGTCATAAGAAACAAAACGCAATCTGCTTGTGTCTTTGCAACTTTTGTCCAGCACAATAGAAAACTGCACCATAAAGTAATTTTCAAGCGAAAGAAACGCATCTAAATGCCTTGCACCATCTATACGAATAAATACTGCATAGCCATTACCAGATAGTGAACGATGCACCGAGTAAACGTACTCATTGCGTTTTATTCTCTCAATGTCAACTTCAGCAATTTGGTCTTTCGCATCAATATCAAGACAAATGAAACCACTATGTTCAAGCAATTTATTTGCTGCTCTTTGCTTGAAAGAACCAGATGCAGTAACGCAAGTAGTCAACTCTTTTTGCGTTCTACCAGCACGAAAGTTTAGCACCTCATCTTGCCACCTGCCATTTTTAATACCATCAAAATACTCATCAACCTCTATACTGGCATCTGATTGGTTACTCTTTGCACTCTTAAATACTGATATCATTTTGTATAAATTAAATAAGCCCCTATCGAGATGCGCCACCGCCAAGAGGCTGCATCAAGATAAGGGCTATGCTATTAATAATTTCTTTCAATTTGGCGGTTATTTCGTTTGCAAATATAAGTAATAATTACTTAATCTGCAAATTACGATGTGTTGCAATGCTGCATCCAGCAACCTCAACACCATCTTTAAGTGCTGCCTTAATTGCAGCCTTATCTGCTTGTTCTGTTACCTTTACTACCTTGTAAA